CACCAGGATTAGGTGCAGCAATTAGACCAGATATTATTATTGATAAAAGTATGAGTCCATCAGATCCAGTTGCAAAGTCAGTAATTGATGATGAATATAAAAGAACTATAGTTACAGCTGTTGGTTATGTATTTGATAGACTAAATAACGATAGTAAGACTATTGTAGAATATGCTTATTTCAGAGATGATAAAACAAGAGAAGAAATAATGGAGGAGTTAAAGGTTAGTAAAAATACATATTATAAACTAAAGAATAATGCATTATATAAATTTATGATAGGATTAGGTTGTTTTTAGGCAATTAGACAAAAGCAGGACAAAATGAAGAAAGAAGTTAATACAAAAGTGAGAAGATTTGATATACAAGACTATGACCATAGTTTATCATTTTAGTATGGTGAAAAATTATATATTTAGTTAATGAGCATGAGCGAATGTGGCTTGTGCTTTTTATTTTACTAAAACCAATTATTAAAGGAAGGTGGTAGGGTGTGAGAATAAATGAACTTTGTAGAACCAATAAGAGATGCAGATATATTTCATGATATACAAGCTGCTCTAAAAAAAGAGAATAATAGAAATTATGTTTTGATAATGACAGGTACTTATACAGGATTAAGAATATCAGATATATTAAGGCTTAAAGTTAAAGATGTTAAGGATAAAAAGTATATTGATGTTAAAGAGAAGAAAACCACAAAGAGAAACATTATTGAGATTAATCCAGTTCTTAGAAAAGTTTATAAGAATTATTATGCTGAAATGAATGAAGAAGAATATCTATTTAGAAAGACTTCAGTAAATAAGCCGATAGGGAGAGGACAAGCGTGGAAGATCATGAAGGATATTGGTGATAGGTTTGGGATTGAAAATTTAGGAACACATACTTTAAGAAAAACCTTTGGATTTCATTATTATAAGCAGACTGGAGATATAGCAACATTAATGCAGATGTTTAATCATTCTAAAGAATCAATAACATTAAAATATATTGGAATTACTCAAGATACTATGAACAAAGCTAGAAGAGATTTTAGAATTTAATCTTTTTATTTACTATAAAAGTAAACACAATGAGGTAACGTTCACTATTGATTATTAGAAAGTAATATAAAGCCTTAAATAATAACGGGTTGAGTATGGTTTAGAAAAGTAAACACAATATGAATTATGTTCACTAACTAAAGGAATAAGTAGATATTTCTAAGGATTAAAGTAAGAGAGAGTTATTAATGGATATAAAGAAGATAAAAGAAATAATACTAAGTGGTAACTTAAGAGCTGATGCTTTAAAGAGAGATAATAATGAATGTCAAATGTGCAAAGCAAATGGTAAGGTAACTATAGCTCAGTGTGTTCATCATAAGAAACATCTAAAAGATTATCCAGAGTTAGCACTAGATATTAATAATCTTAAAAGTCTTTGCAATGCTTGTCATAACAGTGTTCATCCAGAGAAGCAGTTCAAGCAAAGAGTAAAGCCAAAGATAGATATAGAGGAGCGTTGGTGATAGCCCCCCATCTGAAAAAATGGGCTTTTTTCAAGATTTGATTCGTCGGGGTTTAGTAGAGACAAGAAAGATTTTTTGAGAACTCGCATAAGGGGGGTGCACCCGCACCCTCTTTTTTGTGTGCAAAGGAAGAAAAGAGGTGGTGAAGATGAATGAAAGAGAAAGTTTAGCAACAAGCGAGAAAGCATATAGAGACTATGTTTCTGGAATGAAGTATAAAGAAATTGCAGAAAAATATGAGGTGTCATTAAATACAGTTAAGTCATGGCAGAAAAGATATAAATGGAAACGAGATTGCACCCAAAATAAAGGGTGCAATAAAAAAAGTGTGCAACCCTTGGGAAATATTTTATATGAGCAAATAAGAGAGGATTTATTAAAGCAACTTGAGTCAAATGGAACTTTTGGAAAACACTATGAAGATTTAATAGATGATTATATGGCTCTTTGGGATATAAAAAATAGGTTGATACAAGATATTAGGAAAAGGGGTGTATCTGTTTTATGGAATAATGGAAAGCAAGAAGGAATGAAAAAGAATGATAGTATTCCAGAATTAAATAAAACAAGTGCTCAGATGTTAAAAATATTAAGTGAATTAGGATTAAAGCCAATTCCTCAAGAAGATGGTTATGATGATATTTAATCAATGTATTGATGAATATATTAACCTGATTGAAAGCAATGAAGTTGAATCAAATGAAGATATAAAAAAGATGATTAAGCTTGTTAAGGAAAAACTTTCACAGCCAGGGATCTTTATTGATAATGAAAAAATAGATAAGGCTATAGAAAAGATAGAAGAGTATTTTAAATTTACTCTTATTCCTTGGGAAAGATTTGTTATAGCTTTAGTTCACTGCTTTTATGAAGATGGTACTGTGGTTTGGGATACCTTTCTTATTGAAATGGGAAGAGGTGCAGGAAAGAATGGGTTCATTAGTGGACTTACTTGGTACTTAACTACAGGCTTTCATGGTATTAGAGAATATAATGTTGATATTGTAGCTAATTCAGAGGATCAGGCTAAAACATCATTTGATGATGTTTATAACGTTATAGATGATAATAAGAAGCTTCAAAGAGCCTTTTATTATACAAAAGAAAAAATAGTATTTAAGAAAACTAGATCTTACATTAAGTTTAATACTTCCAACGCTAGGACAAAGGATGGATTAAGACCTGCTTGTGTTGTATTTGATGAAATACATGAGTATGAAGATTACTCACAAATTAAAGTATTTATATCAGCTCTAGGTAAGAAAAGGAATTCTAGGGTGTTTATGATAACTACTAATGGAAATGTAAGAGGTGGTGTTCTTGATGACTATTTAGAAATAGGTGAAATGATTTTAAATGGTGAAAATAAAACCATGAGATTATTGCCTATACTTTATCATTTAGATAATGAGAAAGAGGTAGATAATAAAAAGTTATGGGAAAAGGCTAATCCTTCAATAAGATATTTTAAAACCTTGCAGCTACAAATGGAACAAGAGTATGAAAATATGCAATATCAGCCACAACTAGCTATAGAGTTTATGACAAAGAGAATGAATTTACCTGCACAAAATACTTATACTGGTGTTGCTGAATGGGAAAAGATTAAAGCTACTAATCAGCCTATACCAGATTTAATAGGAGCATCTTGTATGGGAGCTTTAGACTATGCAGATATAAGAGACTTTGTTGGTTGTGGATTACTCTTTAAAAAGGACAAGAAGAGGATATGGCTGCATCATAGTTTTGTATGTCATAAAGCATTAAACATTAAAAATAGAAAGATTAAGTTTGATGTTAAGCTAGCAGAGAAACTAGGACTATGCACCATAATTTATGAAGATACAATTAATCCTAAGTATATAGCAGAGTGGTTTGTAGAGCAGGCTAAAAAGTACAATATACTTAATATAGTTTGTGATAGTTTTAGAAAATCACTTCTTGAAAGTACATTCAAAGAGTATGGGTTACCTTTGGATCAAGTAAGAAATGGTTATATCACACATAATAAATTAGCACCATTAGTTGAACAAATATTTGCAGAAGAGTCAATCATTTATGGTGATGATATGATGATGAGATGGTATACCAATAATGTATATGTTGAATCAGATAAAAAAGAAAATAAATCCTTTAAAAAGATAGAGCCGAAGCTTAGAAAGACTGACGGCTTTTTTGCGTTGTTACACGCTTTGAGTAAAGATAGTGAGGTACCTGAAGTTAAACCTTTAGTGTTCTTTGATTGCTACTCATATTAAATGAAAGGGGGTGAGGTATTTGGGATAAGGAGTTTTTTCAGTAGAATGTTTAAAGGCGAGATGGAGGGATATTCAGAAGTATTACAAGCACAACTTTATTATAAAGAATTTGCAATACAAAGTTGCATATCTATTATAGCTAATGCTTTAGTTTTATCTGAGTTTAAGACCTTTGAATTAGGTAAAGAAACAAAAAAGGACAACTATTATTTATTAAATGTAGAGCCTAACATAAATCAGAATTCAACAGAGTTCTGGATTGAGGTAATATCAAAACTAATTTATGAAAATGAATGTTTGATAATACAAGAAAAGGATCAATTATTTATAGCTGAGACTTTCACACATAAGCCCTTTGCTTTTTATGAGGATGTTTATACTAACATTGAAATACGAGATTTACCTTTAACTAGATCCTATGTTGAATCAGAGGTTTTGTATTTAAAGCTTAATGATGAAAATATTAAGGGTATTATTGATGGATTATATAAAGACTATAGTCAATTATTAGCTAGTGCAATATCTTCTTATAAAAGATCTAATGGGAGGAAGGGTATTTTAAAAATAGGTACTTTAAATCCACAACTTGGAGAAGCTCAGAAGCAACTAGATGATTTAATGAACAATAAGTTTAAAAAGTATTTTAATAGTGATAATGCAGTATTGCCCCTATCAGATGGATTTGATTATGAAGAAAGTAAGACTCAAAGTAATATAAAAGATAGTAGAGATGTAAGAGCAGTAGTTAATGACATTATAGATTTTGTTGCATCAGCTTTTCATGTTCCTAGTGGAATAATTAAAGGGGATGTAGCAGGGGTAACAGAGCAAACTGATAATTTCCTTATGTTTTGTATAAATCCTATAGCTAAATTAGTAACAAGTGAAGTTAATAGAAAGATGTATGGGAAAGAGCATTATCTAAATAGAACCTATGTAAAAGTAGATACTCAAAGAATTAGGGACGTTGATTTAGAAAAAATGTCAAAGTCAGCAGATTTATTATTTAGAATAGCAGTTAATTCGGTAAATGATAATTTGAAAATGCTAGGAAGAGAGCCTATTGATGAACCTTGGGCAAATGAACATTATGTTACTAAAAACTATCAATCGGTAGTTGATATAAAAGAGGATAATACTGGAGGTGGTAAGATTGGAAAAAAGGACAGTAAGCTTGAGTCTTCGGGATAGTAACCTTGAAGAAAGAAAAATTGAAGGTTATGCAGCAGTCTTTAGTGAGGAATATACAAAACTAAAGGATAGATGGGGAGATTGTTTTTATGAGAAAGTTTCACCAGGTGCATTTGTTAAAACCTTAAATGATAAAACAAGAGATAAGTTTATGCTTATTAATCATGATTGGAATAAGGTTGTAGGTAGAACTAATTCAAATTTAATCCTTGAGGAAGATGAACATGGGTTAAGGTTTGAATTAACAGTACCAGAAACAACAGATGGTAATGATTTATTAGAGAATGTAAGGAATGGTTTAATTCAAGGTTGTTCTTTTGGATTTAATATAGTTGATCAAAAGACAAAGTGGGATGAAACATATACAAACTTTTATAGGGATATAACAGAGGTTGAATTATTTGAAGTAACAGCAACACCAATTCCTGCATATGCAGATACAGAAATCTCAGCAAGATGTGATTTATCCTTAAGAGATTTAAAACCTAAAGATGAGGTTAATGAGGAAAAAGAAAATAAGATAGTAAAGAGAAGTGTCGACATTATGTCGGCTTTTTTTAATTCATTTAATAAGGAGGAACAATAATATGACAGTAAAAAAGAAAATGAGAAACAAGGATTTAGATAAAAGTAATACAGAGGTGAGAGCTGCAATAGCTGAAGCGTTAGAGAAGGATGACAATGAAGCTGTAACAGAAGCTTTAGTAAGAATGGCTAATGGAATACAAGATGAAATACTTCAAGAAGCTAGAAGCATGGTAACTACTGAGGTAAATGATATAGCAATACTTGATAGAAGGGGGGCATCACAATTAACTTCAGAGGAAAGAGCCTACTATAAAGAGGTAATAGAGAAGAGGGGATTTACTGATTTAGAAATAACTATGCCAGTTACTATATTTAATAGAGTCTTTGAGGATCTTGAGCAAAACCATCCTTTATTATCAAAGATAAACTTTCAAAATACTACTGGTACAACAGAATGGATAGTTAGAAAAAGTGATTGTGAAGGAGCTTTTTGGGGTGCGTTAACAGATGAAATTAATAAGGAACTTTCAGCAGGATTCACTAAGGTTAAAACAGATTTAAGCAAGCTATCAGCCTATTTGCCAGTAGCTAAATCAATGTTAGATTTAGGAGCAGAATGGATTGATAGATATGTAAGGACTGTATTATCAGAATCAATTTCAATAGGACTTGAAGTAGCTATAGTTGCGGGAACAGGTAAAGACCAACCTATAGGAATGTTGAAGGATTTAAAGGGTTCAGTTGTTGAAGGCGTTTATTCAGATAAGAAAGCAGTAGCATTAACAGATTTAAAGCCAGTTACTTTAGGTAAAAATATTATGTCTCCTTTAACTAAGGATGGTAAGAGGGCAGTTCCTAGCGTACTTATGATAGTTAATCCAGTTGATTATTGGGAAAAGATATTCGCTGCCACAACAGTATTAACTTCAAATGGAACATATGTATATGGGGTTCTACCAATACCAGGGGATATAGTTCAATCAGTTGCAGTACCTAAAGGAACATTAATAGCAGGGATGTCTAAAGATTACTTCTTAGGTGTAGGCTCAACAGGTAAGATAGAGTATTCAGATGAATATCATTTTTTAGAAGATGAAAGGGTTTATATATCTAAACAATATGCAAAGGGACAACCTATAGATAATGATTCATTCCTCATATTTGATATATCAAAGTTAGAAGTAACTACAACAATACCAAATGCAGTAGCGAGTAATTAATAATGTTATTAGATAGTTTAAAGAATTATTTAAAGATCACTTGGAATGATGAAGATGGAGATTTAGAAAAGATAATAACAAGAGCTAAAGATTATCTTCAAAATGATATAGCAGGTGTCACCTTAGATTTTCAAGGAGATACCTCTAATAATCAGATACTTTTAGATTGTTGCAGGTATATTTATAACAATGCCTTTGAGTATTTTGAAGATTGCTTTAAAAGTCAGCTATTAAGATTGCAGTTAAAAAGTGCGGTGAATACTAATGAGACAGATCAGTAAAGAATTGAAAAGTAAATTAGCAACTGTACTTAATCAAAAAATAAATATCACAGTTGAAGAAGAACATAGGGTAAATGGAAAGCCAATAATAGAAGAGGTAATTTTCTATTCAGGTTATGCAGCAGTATTAGATTTAATAGGAAATGAACTATATCAAGCTATAAATATTAAATTGGAAAATGCTCTTATATTTAAGGTTAGATATTGCAAGTTACTTGAAGCCTTAAGAGAAAAAGAAAAGTATACAGTTCATTGGCAAGGCAGGAAGTTTAGTATTTATACAGTTGATTATATGGGCTATAGTAAAGACTTTATTAAAATAAAGTGTAAAGAGATACTTTAAAATGAGCATTGAAATGGAGTTTGATGGCTTAGATAAAATAATAGATAGCCTTAAAGAATTATCTAGTGAAGCTGAAATGGATGTTATAAATACAGCGATATTAAAAGAGCAATCTGAAATAGCTAGAAACATTATTAAAAGTAAGCTACCAAAAAGTAAGGATGTGAGTAAAAGTGGAAGAAAAGGAAGTAGGACAGGAAAACATTATAAGGATAATGTACCTATATCAAAAGTAAGAAAGACTAAAAATGGATATTTATATATGGTAGTTGGAATAGAAAAAGGGGACAACAGTCCTTATTTCTATTCTAAGTTTCTTGAATGGGGAACTAGTAAAATGAAGCCAAGACCAATATTTGCACAGACAAGTGAAACTATTCAGAAAAACTTAGATAAGAAAGCATTAAAGGAGTATGAAAAGATATTAAAAAAGAAACTGGAGGGTTAGTCATGGAAGATAAGGTTTATAAAATATTAGAAAGTATACCTAATGTTTATGAAGGATGGTATAGATCAGATATAAAGAAAACTCATGTTACCTTTTTCTTTTATAATATTGTGCCTGAAGCTTTTGGAGATGATGAAGAGGAAATAGTAACTTATAATATGCAGGTTGATGTATGGGGAATGGATAAGGATAAAGTATTAGAAACTGAGAATAAGGTTAAGAAACTTTTAAAGGAAAATGATTTTATTTGGGTTGATTGTAATCCTGATTATGAGAGTGAAATTGGATTGTATCATAATGCTAATAGGTTCAGTTTTGGTGAGTTGATATAAATTTATGGTGTTAGATTGAATAATGTCTTGTATTTAGATAATTTGTATAATATTATAAATTTGGGGAGACTCTTATTTCGTTTAGAGAAATGATTTTTACTCTTAGAGATAAAGATTAACTATTCAACAAGAAGATTTTTCTTATGTTACGGATTCTACTTTAATTGGTAGGATATTTAATAATATAAAGAGCTCCCTAAATTCTAAGTAGAAAAGTAAGGGTATATTCTTATGAATAGTAGTAGTGATTTTACCGAAAAATATAAATATGAATATTTAAAAAAGTTTTATTTAAATTATGTACAACATAAAGCTTCAACAGGATTAGATAGAATTAATAGACAAGCTTTTGAGAAAAATATCAATATGCATTTGGAAATTATATCGAAAAAGGTATTAAATGAAACATATAAGTTCACCACATATAAAGAAAGATTAGTTCTTAAAGGAAAAGATAAAAATCCTAGAGTAATTTCTATTCCTACAATTAGGGATAAGATTACATTAGGAGTTTTAAAAGAAATTATATTTGATTTTTTTAAGAATGATTTAAATTTTGAGATTTCTCAAGTAATTATTAACAAGATTGAAAAGACGATTAATAAAGGAGTTTATGACTATTTTATAAAAATAGATATAACTAATTTTTTTGGGTCACTAGATCATAATTTACTAATGAACAAGATTGAAGCAAGAATAGAATACACGCAAATCCTAAGTTTAATTAAAAAGGCTATAATGACGCCTACGATTTCTATTTCGTCTAACAAGAAGGAAATAAACAGAAGAGGAGTGCCACAAGGGTTACCTATATCAAATTTACTTTCTAATATTTATTTCCATGAACTTGATAAAAAGTATTTAGAGAACAAAGAATGTAAATATTTTAGATATG